TGGTGCGCTGCGGCGCGCTCGTAGTACTCGACGCGGTCGGCGGCCGACCGGTCGCCGAGGTGCGCCTTCCACTGGTCCATCAGGTAGCCGCTGGGGGTCTCGTACTTGACCTCGCCCTGGTCCACCTCGTGGCGCAGCTTGGCCATCTCGCGGCCGACCTGGTCGGCACGCTCACGCGCGGCCATGGTGCGGGTGCGGTTCTCGTACAGCAGCTCCAGCTGCTGCTCGACGTCCTGGATGCGTGACCGCGCACCCGTGGTCAGTTCGCGCTCGTTGTCGGTCATGTCGCGGTCGCCGTCCTGCGCGCCGCTGACGATGCCTTCGATGAATGCGGTCTTCTCGGCCAGTTCCTTTTCCAGCCGAAGGATCATGCTGTCCGAACCGGACATTGCTTCTCTCCGAGGGGCTCGGTGGATTCACGAGGCCCTCTCGGCAAGCGACCCCCCTGTGGGGGAATGACCCTCTCGGTCGGCGAGCGCCCTATGGCGCTGGTGCCGCGTTTACACGCGGAGATTCACTTGGTCAGGAGTGTAGCGTGGCGCGTCTTCAGATCCGAAAGGAACGCCAGCTCCTGATCCACGGCTGGCGTCGACGGCAGCGGCGGAAGGTCGGCGGCCATCACCACGAGCCCGCTGCCATCGCGGACGTCGAGCACTTCGGCGCCGCCGTAAGCCGGATCCTCGACGAACGACAGGTGATCGACGAACGCCTTCAGCACGCGCCGGGTCATGTTCGCCCGGTTCATCAGCACGTCCTTGGTCCACGCGCCGAAACGGACACTCGCCCACACCATGTGATCGTCGGCGAGGCTCAGCACCTCGTCGCCCTCGTCGGTCTTGGCCGCCTTGACCTCGGCGACCAGGCCCTCGGTCCGCTCGGGCCACCACTGCAGCACCTTGCCGACCGTGCGGCCGACGGTGTGCTCCCGGTTGGCCATCACCGGCCGCGACCGGTTCTGGATCCCCTCGAACGCGCCGCGTGCAAACGACTCCTTCCACGGCTCCCCGCGGAACGGCACCACGGCGACCTCAGGCTCGTACGGGACCGCGATGATCTCGATGATCCGCTGCCGCACATTCACTTCGCCGATGCCGACCGCGGACCGGTCCTGCATGGGCGGCCGGTGCTCACTCACCTTCGTTACCTCCCGTTAGCCGCGACGCCGCCGCGACGCCGTGGAACCGTTCCATCGACCGGATCTCCTCGCTGTCCAAGGCGCCGACCTCCTTCAGGTCGACGTACGCCTTCGCGCGCTGCGGCAGCTCCGGCCGCGAGTACTCGTCGCGGTTCAGCTCGGCCGACTGGCTGCGCGAAAGCGCCCAGCCCGACAGCGCCTTCATGACATGCGTGGCCTTCGTGCTCAGGCTGGCCCGGTCGTGGTAGTCGAACAGCTGCGACACGTTCGTGTAGGTCAGCGAGTCCCCACCTGACGGCAGGCCCATCAGGAACGGTGGCACGCCGAGCTTGACGCAGATCCGCGACTCGGTGAACTGCGCCAGCTCCAGCAGCGCCATGTCCTTCGCGGACGGCTGCGGCATCGCGGTGGCCTCGGTCTCACCCGTCACCAGCGCGGGGGCCCCCGACCCGGCACGTGCCCGCGAACTCATCCACTGATCGAGCACCTCGTCGGACTCGGCCTGCTTGAGTCGCCGCTTGACATGCAGGACGTAGGGCGGGACGCCGCCGGTCTTGGCGACCTCCTCGATCTGCCGCTGCAGGATCCCCGCCGCGGTCATCCGCGCACCGGCCGCATCCAATGGCCCGATGCCGTGCGGCTCGCCGATGTAGGACTTGTACCGGATGTGCAGCAGCTCCCGCCGCAGCGGATCGGTGTTGAGTTCGACCGGTCCGATGTAGTAGCGCCGCCGGAAACCCTCCATCTCGACCTTGACGAACACCTTCGGCAGGACCAGGAACCTCGACGGCCACCCATCCCAGTACCAGTCGGTGGCCAGCACGAACGCCTCACCCATCTGGTAGTCCCAGAACAGTTCCTTGGCGAACTCAGCCCAGGAGTTGTAGACCTCGGGGTGCGGGTTCGTCGTCCATGACGGCCCTGGAACAACGACGCCGCCGACCAGGCGGTAGACCGGCATCGCGGACAGGATGGATGCGTTCAGGTCGATGCAGTCCCAGGCGGTGTCGATCAGCTTGTCGATCCCCATCCGCCAGTCCGGCATCCCCCACTCCGCCGGCCAACCAGACCACGGCGACGGCTGCAGGATCGGCAGCGAACGCGAGTAGGTCGGGATGGACGTCTCGTCGGTGACACCGTGCGGATCGCCGGCGTGATAGCCGGGACCGACCGAGTCCGGCACACCTGGCGGGTTGAGGTTCGGCTTCTCCCCGGCGGCCAGTCCGCCTCTGAGCCAGGACCAGAATCCCATCTCAGTAGATCGCCGGCATAGGGGCTGCTGAACCGACGGCCATCAGCCGAGCGAGGATGACCGCTTCGAGCATCGACACGTCCGGGCCTCTCACTTCCAGTGCGCGGCGATCCCCGATTTTGCGCCAGCGCGATGCCAGAACCGCCGCGTCGAGTTCCTGCATAGCTCCGTGTGTAATCATGCCCGTTTCGACCGCGTCCGCGAAATCAGCGGAAGCCTGCACCAGATCGTCGATCGATGTCGGGATCACGTAGACGCCGGCATCCTCCAGGTCTCGGATCAGGACACCAGCCATGCCCTTCTGGGCGACCGCCACCGGGATACCACCGGCCGCCACGTGAGCTACACGGGCCACCGACGCCGCCATCCCATCGCCGGTACGAAGCCGGTCCACCGGGCCGACGAACCCGTCGCCGTAGGCACCCAGAGAGAACCAGGAGCCGCTGATGTCCGACGCGATGCCCAGCGCCTCGGCGGCCGGCGGCACCCGCTCCGACACGAGGTCATCCCAGCCCGGCAGGACGCCACCAGCACCACGCCTCAGCTGCCAACGGTTCAGGTACTGCGACTCGAAACCCCGCATCGGGTCCGGGTCGTCCAGCTCCGGGTCGACCTCGCCGCGGAGCGCCTTCTCGTACTTCGCCTGGATCAGCCGCAGCCTGGCCGGCGTCCAATGCGCCGACGCCTCCTGCCACGTCTTCGGGTCGCCGCTGTCGGTTCCGTCTGGCGTGCTCCACAGCATCAGGAGTTCGGAGTTCACGGTCATGGCGTCGGTGATGTGGGTGCGCATCAGCGAGGTCGCCTTGCGGTGCGCGGTCGACGTGAGCACGATCTGCGGGGAGATCCGCTCCAGCACCGCCGGCTCCATGCCCTCGCTCACTGTTTCCGGGTCGACGGCCCAGCCCTCATCGACATACCCGAGGGTCGTGTCGTAGCCGTAGACCGCATCGGTTGAGCGAGCCAGCCACCGGTGCTCGCCGTTCTCGATCGACTCGCGGCCGAGCGCCCGCACCACCCGCCACCCTCGCGCCTCGGCCCAATGCCACGCTTGCCGCTGGATCTCGCGGACGATCATCAGGTCCTTGCCGGTGTGGATCGCGAGCTGCGGTTCACCGAACAGCGTCGGCCCGACGTCGAGCCGCCATAGCGCCATGGAACGCAATCGAACCGACTTGCCGGATCGGCGGCTGGCCGTCTCGGTGGTGGTGTCCCAGCACAGCGACTTGTCCTTGCGGCATTCGAGCTGCCGCACGATCGCGAGCCGCTGCCACCAGCGCAGTCTGATCCCGATCTCGGCCTCGACCCACTTGATTGCCTTCGGCCCGTGTGACCCGGTGGCCTCGGGGTGGACCGGTGTCATCAGCAACGGTGGCGATGCATCCTCGGGGACACGCAGGTACGGCTTCAGCCATCGCGGCGCGTTGGCCAGGTGCGCTTCCCAGGTCAGTTCCCAGCGAACCGGGCGGCCACCGAAGTCCATCTACAACTTCCAGCGCCGTAGAGGTTTCGCGCTGCGCTTGGCCTTCATCAGCCCGGCGCGCCTGTTGCACGAGCGGTGCGCCGGCCCCCGGTAGCCGCCGCGGTCATCGGTGTGGTCCAGATCCCAGTACTGGGTCGGCTTGATGACTCGGCCACAGCGATGACAGACGAACAGCTCGCCATGGTCCATGCGCCACTGATACGCGGCTCGCAGCGCTTGGTGCCTGCTGCCGTATCCCCGTGCCGCCGTCTTCGCCAGCTTGCTCATTTGGCTGGGAGTGTAAGACAACGGCCCGCGTTTACACGCAGTCGATCACAGCGGGACCCTGTGGAATCTCTGGACGGGAGGCGAGCCACCCTCCATGGTCTGGACCGTGATCATCCGCGGCTCCAGCTCGGCGCTGAGGACCGTGGCGGGATCGAAGCCGAGGGCTCGCAGCATCTGCAGCACGTGATGGCGGTTGGTCTGTTGCCTCGGGCAGGTTGGATGCATGCAGTCCGGGTTCGACTCCGGGCATTCACATCGACGGGTCGCTGCGCCGCGGGCGGCGATCGTGCGGGTGTGCAAGCGCGGCATCAGGTGTTGAGCCCTCTCTGGTCGAACTGGTCGCGGCGCCACTGGTACGCCTCCCGGCCCTGGTTCTCGTAGCGCGGCGGCCGGGCCAGGTAGGCGATGAGCCGCTTCATCGTGGCGTCGCTGAGGTGGATCGGCTGGTAGTGCGGGCACTCGCCGCAGTAGCAGACCGCGAGGCAGTAGCGGCCCGGCGCGAGCTTCGATTCCGAGTTATCCACAGGGTTTCCTCGTGCGCGTCAGCTACGTTCAGACGATAGGCGGCGGATGTCCGGATTCTCCGTTAGTACGTTCGTTCGTTCGTGGAGTCCCAGCCGGATCCATACGGATATCCATTCCGGAGTCCGGCCGGATTGCTTTCGGATCTCCGACCGGATTCCGACCGGATTGTTATTCGGGTCTCCGACATGGAGTCTTAGCCGGAGTCCTGTTTCCAGCATCCGCAGTCCTTGCCGTGCCATCGGACGCAGTTGGCTTTCAGGGACGCGAGCCGCTTGGCGTCGGTGACGACGGACAGCTCCTGGCGTTCGGCGTAGTTGCGGATGAGGAAGCCGGTGACGTCGTGCTCCTCCCACAGGTGGTACTTCACCAGCAGTCGGGCGGTCACGTCGGTGCCGTGGATGAAGGGCAGGGCCGACAACGGGATCCGGCCGTCGGTGCCGTGCTCGCCGGACCAGCCCAGCGCGAACATGTACGAGGCGACGGCCTGCCACTTCTTGGGTGAGGGATCGGACAGCAGCGCCAGGATCTTGTCGTGGCTGGCGATGGATGAGTCGAGGCGGATCCATGGCAGTGTCACGTCGCCCCCTCTGGGTCGTCGGTCTCGGGGGCAACGACCAGCCAGATGCCGTCGTTCAGCTCGTAGATCTTCCTCCCGTCCTTGACGTGACTGCGGGCGACCTCGGCGGCGGTCATGACGGGGATGCCGGCATTGACGAGACGGGCCATGGTGCGCAGGATGCTTGCCTCCGGCAACTCCATGCGGTGAACGCAGCCGGACCCAGACTTGGCCTCGGGTGCGCGCTGGCCGTCGTGGCGGTACGGGATGGCCTGGATGTAGCCGATGGCGGCCCAGTAGTTGGCCTGCCGGTAGGTGATCCCGGCCTCAGCCGCTACCTCCTTCAGCTGCGGCAGCTCGATCTCCTGCACTGTCTCGGTCATGACGCTCGCGCCTCCTGATCAGGATCGCATCGTCGGCAACGGCCGTCCCAGCGCCACTGGTCGCAGTGAGGGCATCGGTCGATGCGGGCATCGAGTCGCTCCCGCCAGCCGCGGGCGAGGCGGTCCTCGCGGCGGGCCTTCACGACGCACGCTCCTGGGCCTCGCGGTCCGAGAGTCGTTTAAACGCATTGTTGACGGCGCGCGAGTTGACCCCGGCGAGCCGGCCGACTTCCACCTGGCTCACGCCATTGTTGACCCAGAAGACGGCCTGGGCGAGGCTCACGCTGCCGACCCGGTACCGGTCGAGCGCGTTCCTGGGCGGACGCGCTGGGGGCTTGTGGGTGACGGTCTCCCCCATCGACAGCAGCTCGCCCGCCACCACTCCGGTCAACGGCCGGCCGTGGCTATGCGAGTCGTCCCTGTACTGCTTGCACAGCTCCAGGACGGGGCAGCGCCGGCATGCGCGAATGAGGTCGAGCAGCTCGTAGCGGGAGTGCTGATCGGACGTCCACACGTTCGGCGCCTCGGTGCAGGGCGCGGGCGTGCCGGCCTTGGCGGCGGCCTCCTGCGCGTCACCAAGGAGCTGATAGGGCGTGCGGGTCATCGGGCTACTCCGGCCAGGCGACCGCCTCCATGGCGGCCAGATGCGTCTTGGGCATCGGGTCGTCGATGGGCTCGCCGAGGTGACGGGCGCCCATGGCGGCCAGGACGAGGGCGTCGGCCTCGTCGTTGCCGGTGACATCGACTGTCGGGTAGCGGCGGACCACGGCGGCCAGGACCGCATCCTTGCTGATCTGGCCCTTGCCGGTGGCGTACTTCATCCGCTGGGTCGGCGTGACCTCGACGAGCGGATGGGCAATGAGCCAGTCGGTGACGAGCCACCACAGGCCGGACCTGTCGTGCTGGTGGCCGCCCTTGCTGCCGTATGACGGGCCCTCGACGAGGATGAGGTCGGCGTCCTCGCACCTCCTGCAGACCGCATTTCGCAGGTTGTGTAAGCGAGTGTGGCGCTGCTGGAGCGTGTCGGTCTTGTGGCCCTCACTGGTGATCCGCTCGACCTTGGCCATCCAGCCGGATGCCGGCCCGTTCTGGATGGTGGCGATGCCGGTTGACTGCAGGCTGAGGTCGACGCCGACGATGATCATGGCGCGGCCCTGTGCGGCGACCTGCGGGCCCGGCCGGGCAGGTGGCACAGCCGCCCGGCCTTGTCCTGGCGGCCCCAGGGCGACAGACGTCGCATGAGCCGCGCCCGGTTCTGGGTCATGCCGATATCCCGTTGAAGACCGGCGCATGGACACCCTCCTGGATCGAGGTGAGCACGTCGGCGAACGCCGTCCGCAGGGTCTCCTCGGGCCGGTCGAGGAGGTAGGTGAGGCTGAGCGAACCGGAGGAGATGTCGAACCGCAGCCGCGCCGTCACCAGATACTGCGCCGAACCCTCGAAGGGCTGGAGGCCGAGCTGGAACTGCTCGGGGATCTCGACGTCACCCTTCTTGCCGGCGCGGGCCTCGACATCCTCGTGCCACTGCAGCTGCACCTGCCCAGTGGACAGGTAGTGCGACTCGTCGAAGATGACGGTCTTGGTGGCCTTGAACGTGCGGCTGATCTCGGTGAGCGTGGCCGCGTCAGGATCGGTCACGTCGAGACGGTGGGCCTCGATGTGTTCGGCGAAGCCGACCTGGCTGAACCGCTTGCCGTCCATCCCGGTCCATGCCGTCCAGGCCGGCGTGTGGTGGAGCTGCAGCTTGACGCGGTGCTCGCCCCAGCCCGGCCAGCCCTCGTGCGGGTGGGCGTCGAGGACGCCGATGATCTGCCGGCTGACGACATCGGCCCACACCTCGGACGCTTCGGTGCCGTGCTTGGTGAAGTACCCCAGGAACGACTCGGCGTCGTGGACGGTGTACTTGCCGGTCTTCCGCCTCGGGGCGTCGCGGTGCTTGTCGCGCTCCTCCTCCAGATCGACGAGGTGGACGGCGCCGCCGGCCGGAGTGGTGACGGCGAAGAAGCGGCCGTCGGTGTCGAGCTGGAAGGGCTCAGCCAGGTTGATGCCGGCGTCTACTGCGGCCTGCACGTC